GTAGCGAACCTCTGTAATTTTAACCCACTTCATAAATTCTAACATTGCGATTGATGTGAACGCCCGGCTGAAATCCAAACCGCGCCATCAGGTGGTCAAGTCCGATGTGTGAAAAAATGGTGCAATGCCCGACACTTGGTTCAACATAGCTGTCATTGGGCGTTAGCCAATCGGTAAAGGAGGTTTCAATCATTACCTTGCCATTGGGCGCAAGGCAGTCGTGTATCTGCTTTAATTCCGGGAAGGGGTCGGTAAGGTGTTCAACAACTTCGGTCAGGGTAACACAATCATATCCCGTGCCAAGTTCAAGGCGGTTAAACTTGGGATTAAACTTGTCATGCCCGATAATTTCAATGCCTTTTGCTTTGAAGTAATCCACCATTAACCCGTTGCCGCAGCCATAATCTAAAACAGCCGGGTTTTGTTTGCCCGTTATTTGCTTTATTCTTTGCAGCCGCGTGTCATTAAGTTCGTTTGAATTGCGGGGTTCTTCGTTGCCACCGCCCACAAGGTCATCCTGCTTTATGTAGGCGCAAAACCAGTTATTCAATTCGTCTTTGTAATATTGAACGCCACCCTTTACAAAGTGCTTCGTTCCCGGCTCACGGGTAATCGGACTTTTTTTGTTAGCCATATTTCTGTTTCATTATTTGGATTAAGTTCATAACCGTAAATGCCCCGTAGCCATTTGCCCCGGTCGGGATGACATTATTTGCGTACGGGCATACTTCAACTATTCGTGGTATTTTCATTACTTCTGCGATTGCGTATGCCATTGACTGATTTCCGATGAACAACTCACAATTAGAAATGTACCCAGCCAGTTGGAGAAAATCTTTTACTTCGCTGTAAGTGATGCCCGGCAGTTTTGCGCTTATTATTTTAAATTCCTGGGGCAAGCCTACAAAGGTAATTTTATCCTGATAGGGGGCAAGGACTGAATAATCAAATGTTGGGTTGTGGTATCGGGATGTCCGATTTAAAATAATCGGCCGTTCGGCTTTAAAGTTGTGTGTCCAGCGGAACTCAATGGGCTGCGATAAGTCGCAGGTAAGTTTTGGGTAAATGTGAAAGTACCATTGGCTGATGTGTCCGGTGTAATTGTGGAACTTCCTGAATAGGTCGAAATCATAATCAATCCGTTCGGGTGTTTCGGTGATCTGAACCGACTTGATGAAGCCAGTCGCAAACAGCAAAGGCCGGAGCATATCGCACATCCCGGTCGTGAGTTGCACTCCGTTGTTTGGGTGTTGTAGGCTTGCTTGTAAAGGAACATTTGGCACAAGTACCAATTCTATGTCCTTACCGATTGCTCGCATGGCCGGAAGTGAATAAATCAAATCCCCGGCGTTGCCGCTATGTTTTACTCTCTGCATATTGTTTTTATAAAATCTTGTAAGCAAGTGGAACAGGGCGGCAACTTACGCCCATTGCGGCGTTCGTATTCGTCGCGTAACCGGTTGTATAATTCCTGCGGCAAATTCAATGTGCCAGTCCGGTGAAGTTGTTGCAGGTGCGGTTTAAGTTCGTTTTTTAATTCCAAGATATGACACTATTAAAAGGTTCAACCAACAAAGCCCGGTTAGCAGCAGCCAAATGCTAATGACATTTTCCGGCCAAGTGGTCACATTTTGTCCATGAAAATAGGCGAAGCACAAATAAGAGCAAACCACAGCCGCGCAAAGCCACCAACCTAATTTCATAATTTTTTATCTATTTGAGCCGCTACAATGGAAGCAAACGCCGCCGCCGGGATAGCCCAAGCGTCGCCCGTTGCCACGAAGTAAGTAAGTGATGTCCACCACGACAAACAAAAGGCACACTCAAACGGCTTCACTGATTTGCGGAAGTATGAATTTTTGCGAGTGATAAATGATATTAACGGCGGGAAAAAGTACCGCGATGCCAACACACACAGGCAGGCCAGCAAGATTGATTTAAGGATTGTTTCTGTCATATTGTCTTCTTATTTCGTCTTTCATTGAGTTAATTATCGTTTGTATTTCCCGGAAGTTAATACCACTATCCCGACTGATTTGTTTCATTGACCTGTTTTTAGTGTACATTTCCCAAAGTATTCGAACATACCAGTCTGCCCGGTTGTGTTCCTTTGCCACACGCCCATAAAACTGCTCATCGTGTTTGAGTGCGAGCAGTTGCCGTTGGTATTCGTCTTCGGTGTATTCGTCGCTGATGTCGTCCAAGTGTTCAGGCAGGCTGTCGGAAGGCTTGCGGAACTCTCTGTAAAACTTTTGTTTTCCGTTGCCGTGATACAAGCGAACCAATATCCTGATACACCACCACGAAAGATACCCGTCGGCGTAAATTCGTTCAACTTCCTCATCCGGTTTGGAGCAAACAACGATAAAAAACTCTTGCAAAAGGTCGTCAGCAAGTGAGCCGCCGATATTTTTAACCGCTTGTTTAAGCCAGTCAGCCGTAGCCAGTTGCAAAACAATGTCATCGCGCTTCACTTAATTTGAGTTGGTGGCAAATATGCAGCCTGAATTTGTGCTGCTTTTTATCCCCGTATTCGATGTGACACTCCCGGCATAACGCCATAAGATTGTCAATCGTGTCCGCTTTTTTACTGCCACCCATTCCACGGGGTTCAATGTGGTGAATGTCAACTGCCTTTGCACCACAAACTTCGCAGCCTATAAAGTCGGTCACATCGTAACCGAAATGCTTTAAGTAGATTTTTGTGTGCTTTTGCACAGCACAAAGGTATAAAAAAAAATATTTTTTTTGCAAATTTATTTTGCAGTTTAGTTTTTTATACTATATTTGCAGCATGGTAAACATGATTGAAAAACGCGGGGCAGAAGCGTACAACCTATTCTGCAAAGGATTTCACGACGGCGACAACCCGTTCAGGCAGCACACAGGCGAATTTCAGGATTGGGAACAAGGCTGGACTAACGCTATGCGAATTGACCAACAGCGTCACGAACAAGCAATGTATGAGGAAAGGGAGGTGCAAAATGGTTGAGGAAAAAACAATTTACCACGACGACCAAGGCATTGACGCTGCCATTGAGTTAAATATCGTTTCGGACTTTGTTGAAGTAACCGTGAACCACGGCGAAAAGGAAACAGTTGTGCGCTTTGATATGTACACTGCTTCGGCATTTGCCAAAGAAATTTTGCGCAAATGTGATGAAATTGAAAAAAATCAAGAATAAAGTTGTATATTTGCATATCGGAACATCAGGACTGGAACCCCTGCCGAAATTACCAAGCAATGAGAAAAAATAATTCAACAACCCCTACGCAAGTAAAAGGCGGCTATCTTGGAGCCGGTTCCAACTTTGAAAGCGTGGGGGTTTTTGTTTTTATCAAAAATGAGTATTTACAATCCAACACCTTTGCCGCCTGACATTTGCGACAAATGTATAGCTGTCCTATCTGAACGCATTGGACAGCTTGAAATCGACCGCGTTTTAAAAAAAGTTACTGAAACACATTACAAAATCGAACGCATTGGACTTGATTTGCAAGTCATGTATTACAACCGCAGGAAGGAGATGCACAATAAAAATGCAAGGCTACATTAAAATTCACCGCAAGTTTATGGGCTGGGGGTGGTATCAAAATTCGCAGGCGGTTCACCTTTTTATGCACCTGCTGCTGGAAGCAAATCACGCTGACGCACAATGGCAAGGGCATGAAGTAAAGCGCGGTCAGTTGATTACCTCAATATGCCACATCTCAATAGGCACGGGCATTTCACAGCAATCGGTTAGAACTTTGCTAAAAAAGTTTAAAAACACTGGCGAAATTTTGATAAAATCAACAAACAAATTTACGGTTGTAACTATCTGTAAATATGACGATTATCAGTCAAACGAAACGCCACATCAACAAACAACTAACAAACAACTAACAAACGAGCAACAAACGGCTAACAAACAACTAACAACAAACAAGAAGAATAAAGAAGAATTAAGAAGAAAAGAAGAAGAAAATATATATAGGGGATTTTCTCATTTAAAAATTACAACAGCCGAGTTCGACAAACTGATTGGTGATGGTTGGGATGCAGAACAGATAAATGAAATTCTTGACGAGATACAAAACTATGCTGAAAATAAAAAGTATGTTTCGCTTTACCTTACCGCCCGTAAGTGGCTGGCTAAAAAACCAAAGAACGGACTGCTGCCTAATCATCTGAAAGGATTTGTATGTTAAATTATTCATTCTACAAAATAGACATCCCGCATGGTAAAACAGCAGGTGAAGTTCAAACACTCTGCCCGCAATGCAGCCACACGCGAAAAAAGAAAACTGACAAGTGCCTTTCTGTAAACCTTGACAAGAAGGCGTGGATATGTCATCATTGCGGCTGGAAAGGTGCAATCATTGACCGCCCGGAGGTGGTTAAATATGAAACCCCAGAGTGGAAAAACAACACTGCCCTATCTGATAAAGTGCTGAAATGGTTTGAAGGCAGACGAATTACAGCCGGTACTTTGAACAAAATGCAAATCACAGAGCAAAACGAGTGGATGCCGCAAATCAACAAAGAAGTTACCTGCATCTGCTTTAACTACTTTGAAAACACGCAGCTGGTCAATGTGAAATATCGGGATGCCGCCAAACATTTCAAAATGCACAAGGGCGCGGAGTTAATCCCGTACAATGTGAATTGCCTACCGGATGCAAAAGAAGTTTGGATAGTTGAGGGGGAAATGGATGCGCTGTCTTTGATTGAAGCAGGCATCGAAAATGTAGTCAGCGTTCCAAACGGGGCGCAGCCAAATCTTACTTTTTTTGACCGCTTTATGCCATCGTTTGACCACATCGAAAAAATACATATTGCAGTCGATAACGATGCTCCCGGAATTGAATTACGCAATGCTATTGCTGAAAGGTTTGGAAAAGAGAAATGCAATTACATTGTATTTGATGACTGCAAGGATGCCAACGAATACCTGCTGTTGAACGGGGCTATTGCCTTACGCGAAGCGGCTTACAACTTTGTTGAATTTCCGATGATTGGAGTGTTCGGGATTGCTGATTATTACCAGCAGATTGAAAACTTATACAACTACGGGCTCCCGGAAGGATGCAGCACCGGCATACAAGGGTTTGACCGCCTGCTTAAATTTCACAAAGGATATTTAACAACAATTACGGGCATACCCGGACATGGCAAATCCGATTTTCTTGACCACATTCTGCTGAAATTATTGCAACGCCACGGGTGGAAAGGCGCGTTTTACAGCCCTGAAAACCGCCCGGTTGAGTTACATATCAGCAAGATGATGCGAAAGGTTACACAGCGTCCGTTTATGGGCAAAGATAGGATGAACCAAGACGAAGTATTTGAAGCCATTACCCTGCTCGAAAACAATATTTTCTTTGTGAAACCTGAAAAGGACTTTACACTTGATAGCATTTTGAGCAAAGTAGCTGAATTGAAGAACCGCAAAAACATTGACTGGTTTGTGATTGATGCGTGGAACAAACTTGAACACCAGTACAGCGAAAGCGAAACCAAGTATATTGGGCAATCACTTGACAAAATTGTGAACTTTTGCGAACGCTACAATGTTCATTGCTTTTTGGTGGCGCATCCTCGTAAAATTGTTAAACGCGAGAGCGGGCTTTATGACATCCCTACACTTTACGACATTGCAGGTTCAGCAAACTTTTTCAACAAAACAGACAACGGCATAACCGTTTACCGAAATTTCGCAAAGAATACCGTTGAGGTTCACATCCAAAAAGTAAAATTTAGCCATTGGGGTGAAATCGGTATGCAGCTTTTCAATTACGATATACCAACCGGATTATATTTAGAAACATCAATATGACACAAACAGAAAACCCACACAACACCATCCATAAATTGCAACGCGAATTGGGATGGAAAAAGAAAATGATTGAAACATACCAGCGCGAGATGTTTACAATCAAAGATTTAAAGGAAGAAATTGAAATCCTGAGAGCCGAAAATAAGTATCTCAAAACCTTGCTGCGAATGTCAGTCAAAACAACCAGCACACAAGAACACATCGAAGCCGCAATCGGTGAGGTTTACCCGCATTTTCTGCCATCAATGATTGCATCACGCAGCCGCAAAGGTGAAATTGTGGAACTGCGCCAAATATGGATGCAGTTGATGTACAAGTATTCCGGGCTTTCACTCTCAAAAGTGGGCGACCTTGCCGGGCGCGACCATACAACCGTCATTCATGCGATTAATAAAGTGGATGCCATGTGCCTTTACGAAAAGCGGTTTAGAATTCAGTATGAAAAAGTCCTGAAAAATTTGATTGAAAAATTGCGTAGTAAAGAAAATTAAACTATATTTGCACACATGACACCTGAAAAAGCCAGAAAAATATTGGAGAATTATTTATGTTTAAAAAATGGCAAATTGCCAATATGGGATGAAATTGTTTTAACTGATTATAATAATGGTCAGTTAAGCCAATGGACTTTTCGCGCGTTAATACAAATCGCATACAAATTTTAACACATGATAGTAATAGACATCTGCCTTTCAGACATCCCAAAGGATGCAATAACCGAGGGCAAAAACGGCAAGAAGTACCTAAAATTGGTGCTTAACAAACGCAAATCAGAGGGCAAGTTTGGTGAAACTCACACCTTGCAGTTAAGCCAAACAAAAGAGCAGCGCGAAGCGAAGGCAGCACCCGTTTATGTGGGTGGTGGCAAGGAGTATTCCTTTGAGCAAAAACCTACGCCCGTGAAATCACAAAGCACGACATCGACCGGGTTAAATGGTGATGCGGCGCAAATGTTTAACGATACCCCTTACGGAGATTTGCCTTTCTGATGACATTTGACAAAACTTGGCAGTCGCCTACAAAAGAAGTGGAAACCAGCCCGATTAACCCGGCTCACTATAAAGACACGCCTATTGAGTGTATTGAAGCAATCAAAGCCGCAATGACTGAACAGCAGTTTCAAGGATATTTGCGTGGCAATGTCATTAAATATTTGTGGCGTTACGAAAATAAGGGCGGCAAGCAGGACTTGGAAAAGGCAGAATGGTATCTTAAAAGGCTAATTGAAGAACTATGACCAGCGCAGAATATGCTAACTACATTGTGGCAAAGATGACTGACATCAGCCCGAAAATGTCGGACTACTCCCGCATTGACCTGCCGACCGCAAAACTCCACGCAAAGATAGCGGTCGAAGAAATTATGAAACATTGCCCGAAAGAAGATGCCGGGTATTTTGTGAATGTACTGGCAGAAATTGAAGCTATATGACCACCGAGGATAAACGAATTTACTTTAACAGCAACAGACGCAAAGGCGATACCGAAAGGCTGGTCAAAACCCTGATCGGAAGGGTGAGCCGGAAAACCATATTTGATGCTTTAAAAAACGGGCAGAAGTACAAGCCTGCAAAACATCAAGTGGTGATTGACACCGCTTACGAAATTGTCAACTTATGACTTGTCAAAATTTGGCAAATTGTCAATGTGTAGGTTTACATAACGTTTTCGGGCTTTGTTTCCGTTGGCGATTTAGAAGCACAAATTTTCAATAACAAATAAAACCTAATAAAATGAACGAGAGTAACAATAACCACGAAACCGCCAATGGCACAAAACTCGTGTTATCGGCTGCTGCGGTTAAGTTATCGAAAGCCAAAATTCGAGCAATAGTGTTTGATAAGTGCGGTGGGAAGTGTGCTTATTGTGGAGTTGATTTAGTAAAAGGATGGAATGTTGACCATATTAAACCGCAAATCTTTGGAGGTACAAACGATTTAGATAACCTAAACCCAAGTTGTAAGGATTGCAATAATTACAAATGCCATACGGATTTAGAAGGTTACAGAAAACAACTCCACAAAATGCTCAATGAAAAATTGGAATACCTATTCAAGAGCAAAACAAAGATGCAAGTAGCTATGAATATGGGTTCAATTAAGCACACTTTGTGGGATGGGAAGTTTTATTTTGAACGTGTCGGTAGCAGTTGCCGATAACGTAAAAGTATTTCCGTTCGTTACGGCATTGAAAAACAAATGTTCAATAACAATTAAAAGCTAAATATATGCACACAGATGAAGTTACAACGTCAAGCCGTAATGACGGCAATACAGTGTTAAATGAAGGCTCATTTTCAGTACATGCATACTCACTAATTGATATGGATGATGCTGATAAATGGGTTCACTGGTCAAAGGGATTGAAAATGGTTATAAGTAAAAATGGAACAACTATAAAGTTAGAAGAAGATGAAATAAAACAGCTTGTTAAATGTCTGCCACGAACTTTCGGTGGGTCGTATTGAGCTTTCATTTAACAGTCGTGCAGGCGCAGTTATTATCCTTGTTTGCTTTTAAAATTGCGCTTGCACTTTGTTATGGTGACAATTGTCTATTGGCGTAAAAACTGCATCAACTACTATCCCGTTCCAGCGGTGGAAGCCGACCGCATCATCAGCAAATATCAGCGCGAGGGGTGGGGGTGCGAACCTTACAGCGATGAACTGATAAAAAAAATTATTCAAAAAGTTTGTTAGTTTAGTTTTTTATACTATATTTGCCATATCGAAACACTATGAATAAAACACTAACCGCACCAATTCAGCCAAACGAAATCGAATGGCGTGTGCAATCAAAGAAACCCGGGCAGATGACAATCGTTCCGTACATCACCAATCGTTGTGTAATGGAACGCTTTGACAAGGCATTCGGGGCAGACAACTGGACATCAGAGTTCCGGGAAATCACCAACGGGTTTATCTGCCGCCTGACCGTTATTACCAAAGACCGCACCATTTATCGCGAAGACGGGGCGAGCAAGACAAACATTGAACCTGAAAAGGGTGGCATATCCGATGCAATGAAAAGGGCAGCAGTTCAATTTGGTTTAGGGCGTGACCTTTACAATTACCCTCGTGTAATGGTTGCGTGTGATGACAACTACATTCCGAACTGGGCGTATAGCAAATTAGAAAAGTTGACCACTTGGATAAACGAGGGCAAGTGTGACCGCGCAATAATCGTAATTGAAAACAAATAAACACTATGAAAAAAGCAAATAAAACTACAATGGAACGCTATCTTGCATATTTGCAGGATATTTACAACGGGTCAAAAAATTGTCACAGCACCACTATTAAGCATAAAATAGGGCATAATGTGGCTACTGCTGTTCGATTAGCCGGATATGTAAATGATAATGGTGATAGTATAATGAAAAATGCACCAACTTTAAAAGATGCCCGTAGAATTAGGCAATATAGGAATGAATATGACAATGGGCAGCACAGGGCAAAAAATAAGCAGCTATCATTGCCTCTTACAACAACCGGGACATTGAAAAAACAGCGTATTTATCAATGTAAAAAAACCCGTGAAATATCTATTTTGTGGGGATTAATCAAAATCAAACACTAAACACTATGGAACTAATAGAAAAACTCACATTCGCAGTCGAAGATGGCAATATGTCAGCACTTGACGCGTACATTCAGCTTCACCAAATCGAAAAACTCGCAGGGGAAGCGCGTAAACAAATTCAGGCGCAAGCCGTAACCGAAGCGCAGCGCGAAGGCAAACAATTTACTCGCATGGGTTTTGAAGTTCAATGCCGATCAGGTGCTGGGCGTTGGGATTACAAACACATTCAGGAGTGGGAAGCGAAAAAGTTTGAACTCTCACAACTTGAAGAAAAGGCAAAATGGGCGTTTAAGTCAGCAGAAAAAGGCATTACCCCTATTGACGATGACGGGGTAATCATTGAAGCCGCTATCTATACGCCCGGTGCTGAAATTATTGCATTAAAGGAGGTTCAAGCATGAAAGCGTTAAACTTCTACATCCGCGAAATGGCATCGTTGGAACAATCCTATCGCACCGGCAAAGTAACCGTGCAGCAATACATTGATTTGGGCATTCACTTTATTAAAGTGTCATCAAAAATGGCAGAGCAGGAATTAAAAGACGCATACAAGCATGGCAGCGATGACGAGAATTGTAGGCTTTCCGATGGTGCGATGGCTCCTGATTATGAAAATGCCGATGAATGGTATCAGGGGGAATACGGGGGTGAAGCATGAAACTACTTGCAGTAATCACAGCCGGGATATTTGCCTATCTTATGGCGTGGGTGTTGGTGACAAAGCGCAGGGTGGAATATCAGGAAGCCGAGCCGTACACATTTGAACGCGACAAGCCGATTGAAAATGCGAACGAAACATTTGAAGCGTGGGCGAAGTTGCGAAGGCAAATTGATGTTCAAAAGCGTGATGGCGGGATATAACGTTTCGGGGCTTTACGAAGTGCCGACAATAAACAACTAAAGTTAAATTGAAAAACAGAAATACAATGAACAACGAAATTTTAATCGAAGAACCAAACAAGGCATTTTGTAAAGCCCATGTTACCAGCAGTGCCACTGATAACAATTGGAGGAAATGCAAACATTGTGGTAAGTTTATTTCATACAAGCAGATGGAGGAACAAAAGGATGTGATGTTTCGCTTTATACCTGATTCTGAATTTACTGTTGAAGAAGCGTATTGGGTTCACAGGCATTGCTGGTAACAGTCGTGCAGGCGCAGCCATAACCATTCAATCTTACATTGGTTGCGCTTGCACTTTGTTATGGGGGTTTTGTTCCCCCTTTTTTTTTGGTACATTTATCTATAATGCTGAAAAAAGACATCGTTGAAAAGTATTT